GACTATACTGTGCGTGTACAAAGTTTGTCAGGATTTAGTGAATAATGGCTTATACAATTAACTACTCAGATACTAACAAGGGAACTATCTCAATTGAAGATAGCACAATTAACCAGCAAACAAGTTTAGATATTCCTGGACGTAACACAACTAGTTATGGGTCAGTTATAGCAGAGAGCTTTCTTAAGCTACTAGAAAATTTTGCAAATACATCAGCACCACGTAACCCTGTACAAGGACAGTTATGGTATGATAGTTCAACAGGAGTTGATACTCTAAAATTATATGACGGTACTAGCTGGGTAAATGCAAGTGGACTTAAAAAAGGAAACAATGCGCCAGACGTTGCAAATGCACTACAAGGAGACCTTTGGTCTGATACAGACAACAATCAGTTGTATATCTTTACAGGTAGTGGATGGACACTAGTCGGACCTGAGTACAGTGATGGACTTTTAACAGGTGCGAAGCCAGTTGTTGTTACAGGTAAAGATGAAGTACTTTATACTATTCTACAACTTGAAGTAGGCGGTAATCCTATTGCAATTTATTCTACAAGAACATTCCAACCTAAGAGTACTATTCCAGGATTTACAATTATACAGCCAGGATTAAATTTATCTAATGCAAATATCGGTGGTGACGGTATTGGAAAATATTTTGGCACAAGTGAAAAAGCAGAAAATTTAGTGGTAGCAGGAGCAAGTGTAGCTTCGTCTAATTTTTTAAGATCAGATGTAGCAAGTACATCATCACAAAAATTAACAATTAGTAATAACTCTGGTATACAAGTAGGACAAGATGCTATTGTTACTTTTGATGTCCAAGGTACATCAGGAGTTGTAACTAACTTAACTTCAGGTGCACCAATTGACTTTAAGGTTAATAACTTAGGTGTGCAAGCAAATGTAATTAGAATTGACTCTACAGAAAAAGTAGGTATCAATACATTATCACCTGCAGAAGCATTAGACGTAGCAGGTTCAATACAAACAAGTGCAAATTTAATTGTACAAGGTACCACAGATAGTGCAAGTATTGGTACTGGTGCTGTAAAAATAAGCGGTGGTGTTGGTATTGCTAAGAAACTATTTGTAGGCACAGATTTAAATGTTGCAGGATCAAGTACAGTTGGAGCAATAACACCTATAGCGACTCAAACATATTCTTTAGGAACAAGTGACAAGCGTTGGTCAGCTGTACATGCTGTTGAGTTTAGAGGAAACTTAATTGGTAATATTACAGGTACAGTTACAGGTGGTGCAACAAACGCAAATAAATTAACAAGTGCATCAACATTTCAACTTACTGGAGATGTAAGTTCAAACCAAATTACATTTGATGGACAGGTTGGCGGAACAACAAAAACATTTAATACTGCAATTAGTAATACTTTTATTGCAAACAAAACTCTTGCAACACAACCTAATAATGATGATGAAATAATTATTAACAGAATTTCAGGTGATGACACAGGTGTATTTAAAATATCACAAGCGGCACTAGTAAGTAGTGTGCCGGTAATTCCAATTGGTACTATTGTACCATTTGGTGGAGTTAATACTCCAGCAGGATGGTTACTATGTGATGGTACAGAAGTTAGAATCGCAGATTATTTAAGTTTGTACAATAGTATTCAGTATCAATTCAAAGACCAAAGCCAAGTACAGTCAGGATTTTTTGGACTACCAGACTTTAGAGGTAGATTTGCCTTAGGTGCAGATAATATGGGCGGATCGAGTGCAAACAGAGTTACAGATGCTAATGCTGATACAGTAGGACTAGGTTCAGGAGTTGAAAGCAGATCTATTGATGTTAAAAACTTACCTGAACACGAACATGATTTAAGATCACCCAAAGGTGCTCAGTTCTATGTCATATTAGACGATAGTGGTACACAGCAAGATGCTGATACTATACCGTATGATGCTCCAACAGGTTCTGGTGCTGGACAAGCACGTACATCATCAGGTGGTGTGTTAAACAGAAGAAATATTCAATACAATCAAAATACAGGTTTAGAAGAATTTGAAACATTTGATATTACAGAACTAGGCACTCCATATAATGTTATGAATCCGTTCTTAACAGTCAAATACATTATCTACACAGGAGTCGGGGGCTAATATGGCATATCAAATTAATAAGACAAGCGGAGCGTTACTTGTAAACCTAGCAGACGGGCAAATAGATACAATATCAACAGATATTACACTAATAGGTAAAAACTATACTGGGTTTGGCGAAAGCATAAACGAAAACTTTGTTAAGATGTTAGAAAATTTTGCTGGAACAGGTTCACCATCCAATCCTTTAGCAGGTCAAATTTGGTGGGATACTTCAAACAGTAGATTAAAAGTTTACACAGGTACAGATTGGACTACCGGCGGTGGACCGATTGTACAACCTACACAGCCAACAATGGTTGCAGGTGACATGTGGATTGATAACGATGCTAACCAACTTTACTTTTTTGATGGTACGGATTTAGAATTAGCAGGACCAATTTATAATGCGTTCCAAGGTAAGTCAGGACCTGAGGTAATAACAGTACTTGATAACACAGGAACAAGTAGAACTATTGTAAAATATTGGGTAGGTGGAACATTTGTTGGGCTATGGAGCAAAATTGGATTTACTCCACAAAACGTAGATACTATTCCAGGGTATACAGGAGACGTTGTAAAAGGATTTAACGTTGTTGACTCAGATTTTGTTTTTGCAGGTACAGCAACTAGAACATCAGCACTAGTTGATAGTAACAATATATCAAGAACAGCGGCACAGTTCCTTGCTAGTGACTCTGATGATGCAACATCAGGAGCATTAACAGTTAGAAATAACAATGGACTTACTATTGGACTTACTGATAACAATGTGGTAAAAGTTACAGCAGAAGGAGTTGTAAACGAGAACCAAGTTTCGGGACAAAATTATACATTTAGAATGACAACTAGCACTGGTAAAACAGATGCAATGACTATTGATTCTGGAAATAGTAGAATAGGTATTTTTAACACTAATCCAACACAAACTTTAGATGTTGGTGGTAACATGCGTGTTGCAGGAAACTTAATAGTGGACGGAGATACTACAGAACTTGATGTACAAAAATTATTGGTAAGAGATAAAAGCATTGAACTTGCAAAAGGTGACGATAGTACACTGCTAGATGATTCAGGAGTTGACGAAGCAGGTATTATAGTAGCATCATCTAATGGTAATAAAGAACTTTTATGGCGTAATTCTACAAACGCTTGGACGTCTAATGTTAGTATTAACTTAACAGGTGCAAGTTCCCTTAAATTTAACGGTGTTGATATCATTACTGGCTCTGCTGGTGTTGGTATTACAAGTATTGGTGCATTAACATCAGCAAATATTGGTAGTTTTAGTTTTACAGGTGGTAATAACTTATCTACTACAACAGTTGATGGTAGCGGAAACGGTATGAATATTACAGCGGCTGGTAATATCAACTTAGTTACACCAAGACAAATTAGAAATGTTAGTGATCCAACAGCAGATCAAGACGTAGCAACAAAAGCATATGTGGATTCTAGCATAAATTTAGAAGTTTTATCACTTGCTTTAGATGTAACAGGGCTAGGAGGATCAGGAACTGCACAACAACATACAAATATAGCTACAATTTTGAATGATATTTCTCCAGCAATCTCAAAACAGAACGGTACCGAAGCTAGAATACACTGTACAACTACTACAGGTGCTACAGCAACGCTTACAGGTTCTGCTTTGAACACTGCATTTAATGAAAGTACAGTACTAGTACAGCAAAAAGACAATAGTGGCAACGACGATGGCTCTGTAAGTGTTATTCAAAGTGCTACATTTAACGATGCTACTGGTAATATTACAAGTACAGTAACAAGAACACTTAAATTATTTAGAGTTACAGCAGGAGCCTGGACTTATGTGCAAGACTTGACTCCGGGGACTTTGATATAAATACATATAACACAATTAGGGGTTAATAAATGGCATACGTAATAAATTTAACAAATGGAGGGTCGTTAGTTACTGTTGAGGACGGCACCATTGATCAGAGTACTTCGCTTAAATTAGTAGGTAAGAACTATGCTGGTTACGGTGAGATACAGAACGAAAACTTTATCCATTTACTAGAAAGTTTTGCTAGTGGAAATGCGCCAGCAGGTCCATTATCAGGACAGGTTTGGTTTGATAGTTCATTAAAGAAATTAAAGTTCTATGATGGCACACAATTTAGAACAACAGGTGGTGCAGAAGTAGGCACTACACAACCAGTTGGTTTAACAACAGGTGATTTTTGGTGGGATAGCGGCAACAATCAGCTATATGCACAAAACGCTGACGGTGGATTTGTCCTAATTGGTCCACAGTCAATAGGCGAAACTGTAAGTGCTATGGTTACTGCACAAGTACGTGACAACAATCAAGTTAATAGAACAATTATTAAAGGTACAGTTGACGATGGCGTTGTGTTTATTGTAAGCAACGCAGAATTTACTATTGATACAACAGATCCAGCCAATGCCATTACTGGTTTTGATGTAGTTCGTCAAGGTGTAACATTAAGAAATACAACAAGTTCTACAAACGGTATTACAAGTTCAGCACATAGATTTCACGGAACAGCAACAAACGCTGAATCACTAGGCGGTGTTAGTGCGGCAAACTTCGTACAGAACACACCAGGGCAAGAAAGTTCATTTGGCGAAACTGTTAGATTTTCAGATGATGGATATACAGTTGGCGCGGCAAATGATTTAAAAATATTTGTAGATTCAGCTGGTGCAGGTAACGAAGCTATTATAGAAAACACTGTAGGACAAAAAATTAGATTTAGAGTTAAGTCGCCAGGAGGCGTAACAACTGAAGTATTCCAAATTCAGTCTTCAGGAATGATCCCAACTACAACATCAACGTATGATATTGGTGATGCAAATTATAAATGGAGAAATATATATGCAACTTCATTTAACGGATTAGCAACACAAGCTATTGCACTTCAAGTTGGTAGTAATTATAGAACAGGTGACGTTAACGCAACAAATAACACAGTTGCAGTACGTGACTCAAGCGGTAACATTGCCGCAAACGTTTTTAACGGTATATCAACAAGTGCAAGATATGCTGACTTAGCAGAGAAATATACAACAGCAGAAGAGTATCCAGTAGGTACAGCAGTAGCAGTTGACTTTGGTGACGAAAATGATCACGAATGTATCAGTGCAAAATCAAGTTCAATGCCAATTGGTGTTGTTTCAGCTGAACCTGCTTACTTAATGAATAGTGAAGCAGAAGGACAAGCAATCGGACTTAAAGGTCGTGTACCGGTGCGTTGCAAAGGCGTTGTTAAGAAGGGCGAAGCAGTTTACGCTTGGGAAGATGGAGTATGCTCAACAGTACAAACTACAGCATTAGTAGGAATAGCTTTAGAATCAAGTACTGACGAGTCAGAAAAACTTATCGAGTGTGTACTTAAAGTATAAGTATTAAAAAGGAAGTAATATGGCAGTAGGCGACACAATTACCGCGGCGCGGTACAACATTATCCAAGCAAGAGTAGCGGCAGTTATTGGTTTAGGTTCAGGTGACGAAGGTTACGGTCAAGCTAGAGCAAGTCAAACAGTTGCGGTTGGAGCAACAGTTACAGCTCAAGATATGACAAATCTGTTTACTGATATGACTAAGATTAGATTACACCAAACTGGTACTGTACCAAGTGAAATTGCACAGCCTAGTGTAGGCGATACAATAGAAGATTCAAACGCTACTAGTAAAGAAGGTTATGTACAATATGAAAGTTTAAGTACAACCTGCCAAGCATCAAGATTAAGTGCGGCGGCAAGCCAATTAGGACTGCAAGATGGCACAGAAAGTATAAGAAACGCAGATTGGTCAACTGATATTAACCATACATTTACAGTAACATTTGGCGGATATAGTGTAACTAACGGTGACGGGTCAACAACTACAGTAAGTGGTGCAGATCATATGCGTGTATTTTTTAATGCAGGTGGTAGTGTAAATATAAGTGGAACAATTGGTTCAGGTAACAGTACTATTAACAATGACTGGCGTAACTTAATGACTAGTGTAGGTACAGTTGTATTTGGTAGAAGTACTACATCTAATGGATCTGTAGGTACAAACTTTGGTTATTCAAACTTACCTACTGGCTTTACAACAATTTTTAATAAAACAGCATCAGCTTATTCACAAAACGATTATCTTATTGAAGCAAGGAAGAACGGAGCAGTCCTAACATTCAGAGTTACATTTAATGAAGATAAAACAGGCAATCCAAACTTTGACGAAGCAGTAACAGCTACTACAACAAGCACAGCACAGCTTAATAGACCTAACAACTCTAGTAGTGTTAACATATCAGCGCCAACTTTCAACACATCAGACGGTTTATAAGAGTAAATAGTTATACTATAAACTAGGAGTATAACTATGGACGAAGCACTAGAAAAAGCACTAGAATTTTCAAATTTTACTGCGACTCTAAATGCACAAAAGCGTATATTACACGAGAAATACTTAGGCGAACTTGTAATGTACTCCGATAACGGCAAGTTTACAATCACAAAAGAACTTCTAAATTTTGTTTTTATGCTTAGTAAAGGCGGCATTGAGAAAACAGTCATAGTTGATGATAACAATACACCAATACAAATAGAAAGTGTTGTTGACTTTGTATCAAAAGCAATGCAACAATATACAGATGCAACAAATAAGTACTTAGAAGAATATAAGATTCTCAGCACCAAACGTAGTGTAGAAGGTTTAGTAGATGTCTAATGGTGTATTATGTTTTGCACACAATAACGGAAAAGTAGATTATTTAAGGCAAGCAGAAATACTTGCAGAACGTGTGAAAAAACATTTGGATTTGCCTACTACATTGGTCACTTCAACAGCAAGTGAATTACAAAATGTTGGTCTATTTGACAAAGTAATAGAGATAGAAGATAATAATTCTAATTACAAACGTTATTACAACGGTACTTTGCATCATCAACAATTACAATTTAAAAATAATGATAGAGTAAAAAGTTATGATCTTTCGCCTTACGAAAGCACATTAGTTCTTGATACAGATTATGTAATTTGTAATAATTCATTAAAACATGCCTTTGATAGCAAAAATGATTTTCAAATTTATAAGCACGGAGTAGATTTGTGTGAATGGCGCAAGCATGATGAATTCTCTTTTATAAACAATACTGGAATTCCGTTTTATTGGGCTACTTGCTTTTGTTTTAAAAAAACAAATGAGACAAAAATATTTTTTGATCTATTGCAACACTTGGTTAAAAATTGGAACCACTATGAACAAGTTTATGACATAGGAAGTAGAAATTTTAGGAATGACCATGTCTTTAGTATTGCTATCCATATGATGAATGGATTTACTGATAGTGACTGGGCTAAAACATTACCAGGAACTATGTTCTATACACTAGACAGAGACTTTATAAAAACAATTAAAGATAACTCACTTACATTTTTATTGCAAAAAGAAAAATACAACGGTGAATATATACTAGCATCTACAAAAGACTGTAATGTTCATGTAATGAATAAATTTAGTCTAGGAGAACTTATAAATGGATAAAGGATATATTATGGTTGCTATGGGCGATAATTATGTCCTACAAGCATGTTTATGTGCGATGAGCATCAAAAAGACACAATCTATAAAAAACATTTCTCTTGTTACAAGTGATAGAGTGCCAAGAAGATACAAAAGACTATTTGATAAAATTATAGAAGTTCCGTGGCACGACAAACACGCAAAAAGTTTCTATAAGACAGAGCATAGATGGAAAGTATTTCATTTAACTCCGTATGAAGAAACAGTTGTGTTAGATACTGATATGATATTTTTATCTGACATTAGTTACTGGTGGAAATATTTTGCACAAAAAAGTATTGGATTTATTTCTAATGTAAGAGATTACAGAAATCATCTTATTGATAATGATTATTATCGAAAGGCTTTTACAGCAAATAGTTTGCCAAACATTTACTGTGCATTTCATTATTTTAAAAAAGATGATCCAGCATTAGAGTATTATAAAACTTTGAATCGCATATGTGAAAATTACGAAAAATATTATGAAATTTATGCACCTAAACAAATACCTAAATTAAGTAGCATGGATGTAAATCATTCTATTGCTATACTAGAAAACAACATAGAAGATTATACTGTAAAGTCTCCTAGCTTCGTACATATGAAAAGTAAAATACAAGGATGGTCAAACCCTCCAGAAAACTGGTTAGATAGGATACCTTATTATTTAGATGAAGACTTTAATTTAAAAATAGGAAATTTTATGCAACACGGTATAGTTCATTACACTGAACAAAAATTTGCTGAAGATATAATAGGAGAGTATGATGCATCACGTTAGCACACATACACAACAATATGTATGCTTCAATCAAAAGACTGGAAGGATTTTTAGTATAGGTCCTAGTATAGAAGAAGGATACCAACACATAAAAGTTACTGAAGAAGAAGTAGAACCTATTAAAAGTTTGAAAGAAAAAATGACAGACTATGTTGTTGCTTATAATCGTAGTGATAAGAAGTTTGTACTTAAGAAAAATATCTATGTACAACATGAAGCAAAATTCATTGAAATTAAACCAGTTGACGAATCAATCATGTACGATCTGTTATTGACTGTTGACAAAGTTACCAAAAGATGTTATATTAATACGGGTATTGAACTATTAGATACAATGAAAACTACAAATGTTGATCTACAAAAAGAAATAAGTTTTAGTTTTACAAAAAAAGGTGACCCCCATATTTTGTATGAACAACTTACATTTAACATTGCATCGAACGAATCTAAACCTTTAAATATAAAAGGACCATACAGTGTTTACGCTAATTGCGATATGGCAACTTGTATGTATAAGGAGTTATAATGAAAGTTAAAATTGCAGAATTAGATATAATATACCTAAGCTATGACGAACCAAATGCTGAAAAAAATTATGCTGATCTACTTACAAAAGTTCCTTGGGCAAAACGAGTACACGGTGTAGAAGGGTCAGATGCGGCACATAAAGCCTGTGCTGAATTATCAGAAACAGATAGATTTGTAACAGTCGACGGCGACAACACAATTCGTCAAGATTTTATAAACCAAGTTTTAGATTTTGACGAACATACAGACTTAGCCAACAGTGTGATTAGTTGGTGCGGAAAAAATAGTATAAACGGTTTGATGTATGGTAACGGCGGATTAAAATGTTGGCCTAAAGAATTTGTGTTAAATATGCGTACACACGAAAACGCTGATCCTAATAATCAGTCTGCACAGGTTGATTTTTGTTGGGACCTACAGTATATTCAACAAAACAGTTGTTATTCAGATGTACATAATAACGAAACTCCACATCAGGCTTGGCGAGCAGGATTTCGTGAAGGTGTAAAAATGGCACTTGACAGAGGAGTCAAGCCGACCAAAGAAGAGTTCTTAAAAGGACACTGGAAAAATTTACATAGACTATGGATTTGGTTAATGGTAGGAGCAGATGTACAAAACGGAAACTGGGCCATATTAGGAGCCAGAGAAGGACTTAGTATGACTATGTTAAGTGATTGGGATTATGTAAATGTACGAGACTTTGAATATCTTAACAATCTCTGGGCAGGACGTGATCAAATGCCCGAAGATGTTTTACATACAGAAATTTTTAATTACGGAAGTGATTTAGTAAACAATTTAGAAATACCTATTTCAATACAACCTCTCAACGAAGAACAAAGCTCTTTTTTTAAAACTGTTTATCAAAATCCAAGCAGAGGCGGCAACCAGCAGTTCATTGATAAGGAAAAATAATGCTTAAAGGTGAACCAATAGAAGTTAAAGAAAAACTAGATAAAGTTGGGTGCGGATTTTGTCTTGCCAAATGGACACAAGTTACAATTCACTTAGGCACAGGTATAAATCATAGTTGTCATCATGTAAAAGCACATAGGATTGATTTAGATGAACTTGCAAAAAATCCTAATGCACTTCATAATACAGGCTTCAAAAAAAATGTAAGAAAGCAAATGCTAAAAAATGAACGCCCAGGCGAGTGCGATTACTGCTGGCGTATCGAAGACAACACAGATAAGTTTAGTGATAGAGTTTACAAAAGTGCTGATGCGTTTAGTTGGAGCGATTACGATACAATTAGCAACTTTACAGGAGACGAAGATTTTTATCCTAGATATGTAGAAATTAGTTTTAGTAATGTATGTAATTTCAAATGTGCATATTGTGGTCCGCCATTTAGTAGTAAATGGATGGAAGAAGTTAAACAAAAAGGACCATATGATTTAAACACTTGGGCATACAATATGATTGATCCTAACGAAACGCCTATACCAGAGCGTGAAGATAATCCATATATTGAAGCATTTTGGAAATGGTTTCCAGAAGCAGTAAAACATATGCATACTTTCCGTATTACAGGAGGAGAACCTCTGTTAAGTAAACATACTCAAAGAGTGATTGATTACTTAATTGAACATCCGCAACCCAATTTAAAATTTGCAATTAACAGTAATGGATGCCCACCTAAAGATTTATGGAAAAGATTTACAAAGTCTATAAAGAAGTTAGAAGATTCAAATGCTATTAGAGAATTTTGTTTATACACAAGTGCAGAAAGTACAGGTACTCAAGCAGAATATAGTAGATTTGGTATGGACTGGCGATTGTTTACTGATAACATCGAATACTTTGCAAGACATACTGCAAGTAAAATAAGTTTCATGAGTGCTTTTAACATTTATAGTTTACCAACATTCAAGTCGTTTTTGATCTGGGTGCTATATTTAAAGTCAACATATTGGGGTAGGCATCCAGGAAACCAAAGGATACTAATTGACATTCCGTATGTGCGAAATCCTGCATTCTTAGATGTTAAAATAGCAAATGAACAAGTGGTAGATGATTATTTAAAACCTGCATTAAAATTTATGCAAGAAAACACAGACCATCATGGCTTCAAACAGATTGAGACTGTAAAGCTAGAACGCATTGTATCAGATGTAGAGCACAGACTTAAAAACAAAGACGACTTTTGGAAAGAACAGCAAGAAGCTCAAAAAATGTTTTTTAGGTTTACAAAACAATATGACAAAAGAAGAGATGTAAATTTTGTAAAGGTTTTTCCTGAGTACGAACAATTTTTGGAGATTTGTAAAAATGTATGATATTATTTTTATAAGCTATCACGAACCAAATGCCGAAGAAAATTATAACAATCTTTATTCAAGATTCAATACTGTCGGAGTATTTGGTGATAGAGTAAAACGTGTAAAAGATGTTAAAGGCATTCATAACGCACATGTAGAAGCGGCCAAACTTGCAAACTCAAGTTACTTTTATGTAGTTGATGGAGATGCTGTAATTGTAGATGAATTTAATTTTGGATACACTACAGAAGAAAAGGATCTAGTTCATGTATACAGATGTATGAATCCAATTAATGATCTTGTTTATGGTTATGGAGGTGTAAAATTATTTCCAACTACATTAACAAAAAATATGGATACAAATACTAACGATATGACTACAAGCATAAGTGATAAATTTAAAGTTATGAACGAAGTAAGTAATATAACAGCATTCAACACAGATCCTTTTAATACTTGGAAAAGTGCTTTTAGAGAATGTGCTAAACTATCAAGTAAAACAATAGATAGACAAAAGGAGCAAGAAACAAATGGAAGACTTAAAACTTGGACAACCGTGGGACACGATAGAGAGTTTGGTGAATTTGCGATTAGAGGTGCTAGGGATGGTATGCAGTTTGGCCTTTCTAGCGGGGCTGATCTTGGGTTAATAAATGATTTTGAATGGCTAAGGAAAAAGTTTGATGAGCATTAATTGGAAAGACGATAACGATATTTTTGGAAGGATGTTAGTTCTAACTGACAATCCTATATTCAATAATTTGCGTAATGCTGTGGATAATCATAAAGCTGATTTGACAGATGCTTTAAGTTGGGGACAACTTAAAAGCAAAAGATGGTTAGTTAACACTTTAGAAGATATTGATGTGCCATTAGGAACTGTATTTTTGTGTGCTGGTTGGTATGCTACACTTGCGGCCATGTTGTTTAGAAGTCGTTGCTCAATAGATAAAATTAGAAGTTTTGACATAGACGATAGTTGTTTAGAAATAGCAGATACAATAAATCGCAATCAAGTAAAAAAAGATTGGCAATTCAAAGCAATAACGCAAGATATAATGGATATTGATTATAATAAACATACTTGGCAAACTTGGAGCAAAGCTAATAACAGAATGAGTAGAGATATAACAGATTGTCCTGATACTGTGATCAATACAAGTTGTGAACATATCAAAGAATTTAATAAGTGGTATGAAAAAATACCAAATGGTACCTTAGTTGTTTTACAATCTAACAATTTTTTCGATGTGAAGGATCACGTAAATTGTGTAAAAAATCCTTTGGAATTTAAAGAACAATCTCCAATGATGGACTGCTTTTATTCAGGATCGTTAGAGTTGCCAAAGTATAATAGATTTATGAGAATTGGCGTAAAATAATGAAAGAAATATGGAACACAGATGTATCTAGGATAGTACATGATACTAAAAATAATATTTTAATTAAGACTCTAAAAAGAAAGCCACTTACTAAAGAATGGTTTCGTTGTTATAAAAATCTGCAAAATAGAACTCCTCATATTGTAAAGATAATAGATTTAATAGATGAGCATACATACTCAATGGAATATTTAGAGGGCATCGAAACAGATTTGTACAAACTATTAGAACCGCATAAGAGTAAAGTCTTAACTAAAGCAGATTATATAAGACTGTTCAAATGTATTAATCATACATGGACAGCATCAATGGGATTAAGTAGTGAATGGAACGATAACAGATTTTTTGTTAATCAAGATGCACATTTAAAAAATATAGCAGTAATTAAAAACAAAAACGGATTACACTTCAAATATTTAGATGCTGACGCATGGTATATAGCTAACGGATATCATGGAGTAGATGCATTTTATACATCACAATTAAAAATAGTTTTATCAATGCAAAGGGTACTAACATAGTGTATTTTTACAAAGACATAAAAACTATACATCTAGAGGTAACACAAAATTGCCAGGCGGCTTGTCCTATGTGTGATAGAAATTGTAACGGTCAAGGTGTAAATCCACATATTAATTTAGATGAATTGTCATTAGAAGATTGTAAGAAGATATTTTCTCCTAAATTTATCAAGCAACTTGACACTATGTATATGTGTGGCAATCTAGGTGACCCTATTGTTGCACGAGATACATTAGAAATATTTGCATACTTTAGAGAACACAATAAAAACATGTGGCTAAGTATGAATACAAATGCAGGAGCAAGAGATGAAGTATGGTGGAGCAACCTGGCAACAATTTTTGGTCGGATGGGGTCTGTTATTTTTAGCGTTGATGGTCTTCGTGATACTAATCATTTATATCGCCAAGGCGTTAACTGGAACAATGTAGAGCGTAGTATGGACGCTTTTATAGAAGCAGGCGGTCGAGCTCGTTGGGACTTTTTAATTTTTGAACACAATCAACATCAAGTAGAAGAAGCAGAAAAATTAAGTAAGCAAAAAGGTTTTGAAAAATTTACTGCAAAAAAGACAGGACGTTTTATTACACAAGATAGTAAGAAAAAAGAATCACATCAAGCAGTTGATAAGAAAGGTAAAGAAACAACACAATTAAGAAAACCTGATAAAAAATATCAAAATAAAGCATTACAAAAACAAGACATTATTATTAAAAAATATGGTAGTATGGATGCATATTATGATGCGGCTCCTATTATATGTAAAGTTAAAAAAGAAAATAGTTTATATATAACAGCAGAAGGTTTAGCTTTGCCTTGTTGTTGGACAGCAGGACGCATGTACAAGTGGTGGCATAAAGATCCTAAAGTAGAACAAATATGGGACTTTATTCCTAACAAAAATGCATTAGATGCACGTTCTGGATTAGATAAAGTTTTTGAGACAGGTATATTTAACACAATACAAGATAGTTGGTCGAAGCCAACTTGCGGAGAAGGAAAATTAAAAGTTTGTGCTATGAAGTGTGGTGCAGAGTTTGACCCGTTTGCAGAGCAGTTCAAATGATAGACAGAATTAAAAAAATTGAATTAGAAATTACAAGTGACTGTAATGCCGCTTGTCCTGGTTGTGCAAGGACACTTAATAGAGATATACTAGAAGTGGTAGATTTTTCTCTTGATGATCTAAAACGTATATTACCTACTAAAAAACATATTGATGGTAAAGATATTAGACTTTGCGGAGTATTAGGAGATCCTATGATACATCCTCAAGTCATTGATATCACTGAATATTTGTTATCAAACGGTGCGATAGTAACTATTAGCACCAATACTGGTGTAGGTACAAAGAGCATATGGTATGATTTAGGATTACTAAGCAAGAAATATCACAAGAATTTTATTTTGCAAGCATGTATCGATGGACACAGAGAAACAAATCATATTTACAGAGTTAATACTAAATTTAATGTTATTGAAAGAAATCTTGAAGCATATGCAGAAAACAGTTACAAAGGAGAATTTAATAAAAATAAATGGACTTTTATTGTATTTGATCATAATGAACAAGAAATAGAAGCGGCAAAAGCACACGCAGAAAAATTAGGATTAAAATTTTTTATTAGAACAGGCATGCGTAATAGTTACTATAATTGGGTGGCAGAAATAGGAAAGAAAAGTAACAAAGAAAAAAAGGTAATAACCACAACAGGTAATAAACAACATGATCGCAGAGAAGAAGTTTACAAATTAGATAGTCTTATGCAAAACAATCAAATAGATAAAAAAGTTATTGACACCATAGTTTGCAAGTATGTGCATGAAGGAGAAATATTTATAAGTGCTAAACAGGAAATGTGGCCATGCTGTTTTTTGTGGGATAGTGCATTTAAAAATAAAGAAAATATTATAGAAAAACTAAGTGAATTTCAAACAGGCTGGAATAGTCTTAGATTAAATAGTATAGAACAGATTATGCAACATCCTTACTATGAAAAAGTTTTAGAAGAAAGCTGGAATCCATCACACAATAAACATTTGAGAAGATGTATTAGAACGTGTGCATCACATAAAGCATATCAGAATGTACAGGTAGAACAAAAATGAGTTGGCAAATACCTGTTAAAAATCAAACAAAATTACAAATAGAAATGTCAAATTATTGCAATGCCGCATGTCCTGCCTGTGCAAGAGCAGTTGTAAGTGACTGGTCGGCAGATATGGACTATAGGATTACTATAAATGACACATACGTCAGTTTAGAAAAATTTAAAAGTTGGGTATCCAAAGATGTATGGACTGATCTAAGACTTATTCATATGTGTGGTAATTATGACGAAGCTACTACTAATCCAGACTTATTAGATATTATAAAATGGATTTTCGAAAATGATAAATTATTTCCTAGCAAACCAAAAATTACTGTTTCTACTAATGGCGGAACACGTAATACAGAATTCTGGAAAGAATTAGGACAACTTTCAAAGAAGTATAATTGGCGATTACATGTTAATTTTGGTTTAGATGGTCTTGAAGATACTAACCATATTTACAGAGTAAATGTTAACTGGAAAAAAACACAAAATAATTTTAGATCATATATTGCGGCCGGCGGATGTGCAATATGGCAATTTATTTTCTTTGCTCACAATGAACACCAAGCTAACTTAATAGAAGACATAGCAAAAAAAGAAGGATTTCATAGAGTTAAATTTATTGGTAGCCCACGTAAAAACTTTGGAGAGAACAGTCAACATAAAAAAGATCCAAAAGGAGAAACTTTTGACGTGTTGCCTAAAGTTTTACCAAAATGCATCAGTAGTAAAATAGATGATCAAGGTTTATATATTACGCATCAAGGATATGTTGTACCGTGTTGTTGGTGGGGAACAAAAAGCGGATTCAAAGATTTATGGGATCTTTACAGCAAAGAAAATGGCTCTGAACATCATAGATTAAACGGTTCAAACAGCATACAGGATATATTTGATAGTGAATGGTATACTAATATATTCTATAATATTAAAAGCGGAATTTTTCCTAAGTGTATAGAAAATTGCAAAGAAAATAAGATTTCTACACAACGATTTGAGCCAGTACATCAATTAACCACCACTATAACACGATAAGTACATATATGAGTAAAGTTTCAGATACATTTTGTATCCTACCGTGGGTACACCTAAGCACAAGACCAGACGGAAGTATGAGAGTTTGTTGTACAGCGAACGCAAGTTCTGTAGGACCAACTAATGACAAAGAGCATGGCGGCCAGGTTGGAATTCTTAAAGATGAAGAAGGACGTCCTAATAATCTTAATGTAAGTGATTTTGAAACAGCATGGAACAGTACATATATGCGTAATGTACGTAAACAAATGCTGAACGGAGAAGTACCACCTAGTTGTATAAAATGTTTCAAAGAAGAAGCGGCTGGTCATAATAGTAAACGTATGTGGGAAACAGCATATTGGAGTGAGCGTGTTGATGTAGATAATCTTTTAAAGAACACAAAAGAAGATGGTAGCGTACCTCCTCAGTTAGCATATATTGATTTACGATTTGGAACCAAGTGTCAACTTGCTTGTGTAATGTGTTCACCTCACGATAGTTCAGGTTGGATTAAAGATTGGAAAGCAATGTTTCCGGCAGTAAAAAATGAATCACTAAAAGAAACAATGCAGTGGCAAGACAAAGGTAGTACAAATGGAAGTAGTTATAATTGGCACAAACAAAATCCTACATTCTGGAAACAATTTTACGAGCAGATGCCAAGTATGCAACAGATATATTTTGCTGGTGGCGAAAGTTTAATTATTGAAGAACATTATGAAATACTTGAACATGCTATTAAAATGGGATATGCTAAAAATTTAGAGCTTAGGTATAATAGTAATGGAGTTGAATGGCGCGAAGATTTGTTTGACCTATGGAAACATTTTAAATTAGTTCGTTTTCATTACAGCATAGATAGCATAAAAGAAATGAATGAATATATTCGTTATCCTAGTAAATGGAAAAGACAGGAAGAAGTTTTTCATATACTAGATAATGATACACCTAACAACACTGAAGTTACTGTGGCTTGTGCAGTACAAGCACTCAACATTTACTATATACCCGATTTTATAAAATGGAAACTAACACAAGGATTTAAAAAAATTAACATGTGGCCATTTGGTGCAGGAGGAGTGAATTATCACTTTGTATATCATCCACCGCACTTAAATGTAAAAGTTTTGCCTAATTGGTTTAAGGCTGAGTGCCGTAAGAAATATGAAGAATTTTATCCTTGGTGGGAAGAAAATTGGGAACTAGGAATTCCTAGTTGGCACAAAGGTAAAGTACAAAAAGACGACTTCATGCAAGCAAGCTATGGGATTAAAAGGCTAAAAGGTATGCTTAATTTTATGGAAAGTGAAGATTGGAGTAGACGTCTGCCAGAAATGCAAGAGTTTCTAAAAAGGTGCGACACTCAACGCGGCAATACTTTTGCAGAAACTTTTCCTGAAATGAAGGATATTTTCAGTGAGCTTTGATACTGTAGATTTATTGACAGGAAATTTATTCCAAGTTTCATGGGATCTTGGTCGCAGATGTAATTATGACTGTACGTACTGCCCAGTAACAAGACACGATAATTTTAGTCCACATGCTACACTAGATCAATTGAAGTCTAGTGTTGATTTTTTATTTGAATATATGGACACGTATATGCAGTACAGAGATTTTAAAGAAGCAAGTATAAGTTTTACAGGAGGAGAGCCTACAGTCAACCCCAACTTTATTCCTTTTATTGAATACTTAAAAGAAGAATATAACAAAAGATATAGAGATAGATGGCACACTGGATTCTCTCTTACAAGCAACGGAGCAATGGGTCCTAAAATTGCTCAACAAATTATAGACAAGATGAGTTTTGTTACACTAAGTTATCATACTGAAGCAGATCAAAAACTTAAAAATCAAATAAAAGATAGAATTATGCAATTCCATACAGCATCAGAAGCCGCAAAAAATTCTAACGGTAAAAAGTATTTTGGATTCAAAGTAAATGTAATGTTTCATGCACAGTATTTTGACGAGTGCAAAGAATTATGCAAGTGGTTAGATCAATTAGGTGTGTGGTATGTGCCAAGAATAATAGGCGAAGAGCCTGATAGCAAACCTAGTTTTGCACACAAATACACTGACGATCAACTAGATTTTATTAAAAATTATTGGAAGTACAAAGAAGAAGGATTGAACAACGATAAGTTAAGTGCAGTAGGCGAAAAAACAACCGAAAAGAAAAAATTAGGAATGAGTCTAGGAAGACCGTGTTGCGGCGGAAGAGAAATGTGTTTAAGTTCTGGAGATACAAGTAAAAAAAGTAATTTTGTTAACATGCGTGAATTTAAAGGTTGGCATTGTAGTGTAAACTGGTTCTTTTTACATCTTGAACAACAAACTGATCAAGTGTTTCATCATCAAACTTGTCAAGCTCGTTTTGACGGTACTAGAGGACCAATTGGAAAAATTAGTGAAGGACAAAAAATTATTGCAGAGCTTAAACATAAATTAGAATCGAAAACCATGCCAACAATGATTTGCCCTAAGCATACTTGTGGTTGTGGGTTGTGTGCTCCTAAAAGCAAATTTAAAGAAAAATATTTACAAACAGTCAAAACACATTTTGACACTGGTGTGTTAAATGCATAATTGTTTAGAATCAATTAACAGTTTATATATACAAAAAAAAGACAGCGGCTATGTTACTACGCCTTGTTGTCTTTTCAAGCAAAAAGGAAAACATACTGTAAAAGATATAAATGAATTGTTAGATAATGATTATATAAATGAAGTCAGAGAAAGATTTAAAGGAGATTGGAAAAGACCTGAATGTAATGACTGTGTAATGAACGAATCTATGGGCAGAGAAAGTAAGCGACAGCAGAGTTTACTTAGAGGTGATAAAGGAATTATTGTTTGGGATTTACGTCCTGGAAACACTTGTAACTTAAAATGTGCAATGTGCAATCCTGGTAATAGTAGTAAATGGTATGAAGATTTAGATGTATATTCTAAATATCGTACAGGCAATATTGATCAATTTAGACAGGTTAGAGAGTCTTTAGATTGGGATTGGGTATATGAAAGATGCAAGGATAAAGCTGTAAAAATATATATTGCAGGTGGAGAGCCTTTTTATATGAAAGGTGTTCAACGATTTTGTAAGTTATTATCAGAACATGAATGGAATCGTAAGCATACAGAAATTCAAATACAAACTAATGGTGTAAGTAACACAGATAGTTTTTTAAAAACATTAGAAAAATTTGAAAGACTTACTTTTTCAGTAAGTATAGACGGCTGGGGTTCTGTTAACGAATTAATTAGATTTCCTACACATCATGATACATTTTGTCGAGATACTCAACAATTAGTAGATCTAAATCCTATGAATATAAGTTTTAATATTACTGTACAAGCAATGAATTTGCCAAACGTAGATAAAGTAGTAACAAAGATACGGAGAAAATGGAATGGTACTTATGATATACATAAACTTTATAGTCCTAATTTTCTATCTGTAAATTGTTTGAAGCCTCATGTTGTGCAGAAAGTATTACAATTAACAAAAGTACAAGAGCTTAAAACATTCTATAAAGATTATAAATTTGATAAAGAGGGTAATGCAACTATGCAAAGGTATCTATTAGATCTAGATGCAAAAAGAGGAACAAATAGTAAAAAAACTATACCGTGGTGCTTTGAATAATGTTAACAACTGATACACTAGAATGGATTGACATAGAACTTACAAGTTTTTGTAATATTCGTTGCAAAGGCTGTTTCCGTGTTATTTCTGATCATGCTGACAAAATCTTAAACAAGACGTATTTAGATCTTAATACTATTAAAGAAAAGTTTCAAAAAGAAATGTTTCCTAATATCAAGATAATTAATTTCTGTGGTAGTGTAGATGAGCCTTGTAGTCATCCTCAGTTCCACGAAATTATAGAACATTTTGCAGACTGGAACGCACATATTAATATTGCTACTAACGGTAGTTTACGCACAACAAAATGGTGGGAAAAATTAGCAAACATTTTACCGTCTTCGCACAGAGTAACTTGGGGTATAGATGGTAGTGATGAATTATCAGAAAGATATAGAGAAGGATCAAACTTTAAAAAAGTACAACAAAACTATAGGGCATTTATCGCGGCAGGAGGAAAATCAAATTGGCAATTTATTAGTTTCGAACATAATGAACACCAATTAGAAGAAGCAAGAGAACTAGCCAAGCAAGAAGGGTTTGTAAAATTTCAAACTATAATAAGTCATAGGAAAGACACAGGCGGCGTAAAACATAAAAAAACTGAAGTAGAAGAATCTAATTGTATTAGCTGTAAATATGCTAATCAAAAACGTATCTTTGTGAATCATATGGGCAATGTAATTCCTTGCTGTCATTTAAATTCTAAAATGCTAGAGTATCCTGTCAGTGGACATAAGCATGATAAATTTGAAGATATACTCGAACAACAAGATTATATGACAGATATAAACTTATCTAATGTAAGTATTGCTGAGGCTATGAACGGAAAAGTTTGGACTGATATAAAAAATAGTTGGACAGCAGAAAACAAAATACCACGTTGCGAACAAGTATGTAAAGAAAATAAAAGAGATCAATTTATCAAAGAGAAGTTATAAAATGATTGACAAAATTAACATAAGGTGCTATAATAAACTATGACTCAAGATTTAAAATGGAGTAATTATGACTTTACAAAAATACCACTTGAGGATATTGTCAGTGTGGGCCAACGCACTTTGCTCTATCGTGACGTATTTACGGTTAGTTGGTTGCTTGGTCGCTTTTGTAATTATAGGTGTAGCTACTGTTGGCCATACGCAAGAAGTGACAGAAAAGATCACAGACCAACCGAGTTGTGTCTTCGAACTATTGACGAAATCAAGCGACAAGCCAGAGGAAACGGTTTCAATTCATTTCACTTTTCTTTGTCAGGGGGTGAGCCTACCTTTCATCCAGGATACTTGGACATTCTCAAATATCTCGCCGATGACGTAGAAAATACAAATTATACAAGTATACATATGACATCAAATTGTTCACGTAAAATTAATTGGTTTGAAACTTATGTTGAATATGCTAAAGCATTTCATAGAGCTAGTATTACTGCAAGTCTACATACTGAACACGTAAACACACCTGTAAAAATGCAGGAGTTTGCAGACAAACTTATATTTTGCCAAGAGCATGATGTACAGGTTACAATAAACATGGTAATGGTTCCTGCTTGGTTTGAAAGGGATTGGGATAATGCACTGTTTTTCCATGAACAAGGAATTAATGTAACACTAAAGCCACAAAGTGATCCTACTGCTAGTTTTGTTGTTGATGGTTATACGGAAGAACAATTAGCGAAATTACATAATGGTATGCCTCAACGTGCATATACAGAAAACAAACGTAAATGGGCAGACCGACCAAAAGCTAAATTTAAAAAGTGGAGTGAGTTTAATACAAAAGAAACTATACCTCCTCACTTTCAAGTAGAAATGGAAGATAGTAAGGGCAATAAATATTATATGGATCAAGCAGAAAGATTCAATGCTTTCAATTTTAACAAGTTTAAAGGTTGGAATTGTAATGCTGGATATCAAGGTATAATTATACGTGAACCAGACGGTAGTATAAAACGCAGTTACAGTTGCGGTGATGTTCCTTTAGGAAATATTGAAACAGGATTTAAACTGTTTGAAAAAGCAATGCCTTGTATCACCGAAAGTTGTGTTTCAAGTGCAGATTCAAAAATACCAAAAAGGAAACTTAATGCAATTTAACGATGTAATAAAAGCAAGGACTAATACTTATACTTGGGATTATACAAAGGAAGTAGATGTACAATTAATAAAAGATGCAATGTATGATGCTTATATGCAAGCTCCTACAAAAAATCTAAAATATCCTTTTGTTATTAAATGTATTAAGAATGATGAGCCTAATCGTAGAAAAGAAATAATGACAATTTGTCATCGCAATGATGAAATGCCTATCGAAACTGATTATGGTAATCCGCAAGTTCTAGCACCTTATCTAATTGGATTTTCACAAAGAGATGTTACTAAAGCAGAAGTACAATACCAATTTTATAACAGAACATCAACGGCTGTTGATAGATATGACCATTTAGAATTTGGTATTCAAGCCGCATTTATAATGTTAGCATTACAAGATAGAGGACTTAGCACAGGTATAACACAAAATTGTAGTCATGATCCTGAAAGATGTGCAGAACTGTTCGGAGTCGATAATCCTATACGTTTAATATTAGGAGTAGGATATGCTAGTAACGAACTAGAATATTTAGATCCTAGAACTAATGCTATGAAAAGTGTGCCCTATGATAGAAAAAACATAGATCAAATTTATAATCGACCTAGTTTTGAAGAAGTATATAAAGTTGAGGAGGAATAAATGGACTTAAAAAAATATGATAAAGATGGTAATCTTTTAAATTTAACTAAAGCATATGATAGGAATGATAAAGCCACTGGTAGTAATTATTATGAGTGGTATAAAAACGATCCTACACAATATGAGCCAACAGCAGATGACTTAAAATGCGAATTGCAGTTAAATTTATTGGGAGATTTTGAAGCATTATCTTTGCGTCCTGATGTTAAAAAGTTTAAAGATGAAGTAAAAACTGCTGAATTTGTTCCTTACTTGCGTAGAGAAGGTGTAAGTAATGATAGAGAGGGAATATTATTAGTAGGATTAGAAGGTGATAAGCCTACAGATAGTTTAAGTAGGCCCGAAGCAATGAAAAGAGCAGGCCGTGTATTAAAGGAAACTGACTTTAATACTCCGACATCTGCTTACAGTCATTTTGAAAGTTTACGTCCAATCTTAGATTATTGGTCAGGATTAGGACGCACTATGATTGTCAAAACAAATAAAGGCGGGTGGTTTCCACCGCATAGAGATAGTCCTTTACTGACACGTGATTCATTTAGAGTAATTTGCTTTTTAGGAAACTCTGATACAAACAGTTACGAATGGTGGCTTGGAGATAGTCGTAGAACAATTATACCAAATACAACTTATTATGTTGATACAACAAAAGTACATAGAACACACAGTTGGATGAATAATAGTTACCATCTAATTTTAAATGTACCTAAAACTTGGGAAAATGTTATAAAACTTACAAGCATTTTGGAGAATCCATAATGTTAGATATTAAAGAAATAAATCGACTCGAAAAAAACAATTCTGATCCTAAACAAGTTATTGACTTTATAACTATGGATGAAAATAATTCTTTGATAGAATATTTTAATACCCAAGAAAAAATAGAAAAAAATACAGGACCTATAGTTTGTAAGATTAATACTGATAACTCTGTGTTTGATGATATATTCACAAGACTTAAAGTATTAATAGGTGAAGCAAAAGTTATGAGTGCTATAATATTTGAAACACCTTGGGCACACGTTATACACAATGATGTAGATAAAAATTACAAAACACCTTATAAAGCAGTTACTATTCCTTTGAAACTTTGGGGAGATGTGAAAGACGACAAAATAAAACTTATGATGTTTGATCAATATTATTATCACGACGGTAAAAAATTTATGGGCGGCGGCACAGATTTTAAAAATTTTTATAGCCACGGACCTTTATTTGATTACACTGATGTAAGTTATACTAACAATAAAGGGATACCAAACGACATTAAAGAAAATTATCTCACACATCTTAAGCCTGATTGGTTAGAAGGATTATCTGTACATAGTTATTTTCCTTGGAAAATTAATAGTGCAATTATTTTTGATTGTGCTAGATTGCATAGTAGCAGTGACTTCAATGCACTAGGCGTAAAAAAGAAATTAGCAATGAGTATATTTACAGCGAGAGAAACATGAAATTATTATGCGACGGATGGTGTGCTGATTATGATATAAAACTAAAAGGCATGCCCAAAGATGAACTACAAGAAGTTTTTAAGGATATTTACAAGTATCTAGTTTTAAATTTTCACAATCAAGACTTAGATGAAGCGGAATTGTTACGTATCAGCGAAGTAGTAGGAAGTGTACAAAAGCAAGATCCTAAAGACGCCCAAAGGGCTCACGGCGGTAGCGGTGATGTGTGGGCAGGTGAAGGCATACTTCGAGTTGGAGGAGATGCAATTACAGGCAAGCCTAGTTTGTTTAGTCACAAACATGATTTGGATTGGCATGCTAATCAACCTAGCAATCCAAATAGAAAACAACTTATTTGGTTGTATGCACTAACAGGAACAGTAGGCAGTAGAACAAGTTGGCTTAACAACAGTTGGGCTTATGATGATTTGCCTAACGATGTAAAATTACAAGTAGAAGATTTAAAAGTTGTCTGTGGATACAAAGCTGGCCGTTATAGCGACACGCCATTATTTAAAGATCATCTAGATAGAGATAATCCTGTAAGCCTTATACAAAACTTTGGCGAACATAAAGGAATCTTTTTTCCTTTCTATCAAATATTTGAAGTAGTAGGATATTCAGAAAAAGAAAGTCAGGAACTAATAGAGTTTTTACAAAACCATATTTTAAATGAAAAGTATATGTATCATCATGATTGGCAAAATGGCGATCTTAACATTGCAGAGCAAGTTGTTACAATACACAAACGTTGGCATTTTGAGCAAATGGGTCAACGTATACTTTGGAGAGTAGCAAGTGGACATGAAAATTTGCAGTGAAATTTTAGCCCTAAGTACAGCGGTACGAACTAACGTACTTCCGGACGTAAACCACGCTGTAGAGGGCTTAAAATGCGATTTAGACGGTGTTTTAAAGTACTCTACAAGCATCAAACAATGGTTAAAACCTGTTGTAGATCTATCCAATTTCCACGTATATCCTATGAATGGAATCACACAAGGATTGGATTGGTGGTTTGACAAAGAGCGTAGATCAGTTACAATGGAGCGTGGAGACTACCAATGGATTCATCCAAAAGCAGGCACTAATAGGATACATTATATAAGTGTGCCTAGTGCTATAGACGGTAACTTTGTAGATATACCTACTGAAATTCCAACAGCAGTTGACCTTGCATATGTAGGAAGCACACAAATTAAAAAGATAGAACTGCCAAATAATGTAGAATATGTTTTTTATAGTTTAAGCAAACCGTTTGGAGTGCGTAATATTAGGACAGGTTGGATTTTTACAAAAGAACCAGACCAGCGTTTAGATGCTATAACTAATAGTGCCAAGTATTATAATTATTATGCAAACAGTATAGCTGAAACAATTATTAACAAATTTGATATTGATTATATTTGGAAAAACTTGATAGATAAACAAACAGAAGTTTGTAATGAATATAACTTCAAACCAAGCGACAGTGTATGGCTTGCTACCACAGACAATCCTGCATACGATAAATTTAAGAGAGGAGATGTGAATAGGTTATGCCTCGCACCGTGCTACTAGGAACTATCTCAAGTGTTTATCACGATTGGGTGCCATACCCTGTAGGGTGCCTTATCTCTCATTGTATGAAGAATCCTAACATTGCAAAAGATACTAATTTCTTAGAACCTTTGTATAAAAACAAATGGGATAACGAAGACACACACAAAAAATTAAAACAAGCAGATATACTTGGGCTTACTTGTTATGTTTGGAATCAAAATGCAAATGATGAAATTGCACAAATATTTAAAAAATACAATCCAAATGGAATTGTTGTTTATGGTGGTCCTAATGTACCAGAAGAAAATTTAGAGGATTTCAAACGTGATTATGTAGATCATTATATGACAGGTCCAGGCGAATTACAATGGGAAAAGTTATTAGATCCTACAAGTGAAAGTGAATATGCTATACCTACACCATATACTGATGGAATATTTGATGACATATTGAAACGTGAAGATGATATAGCAGTTGCATTTGAAACTAATAGAGGATGTCCTTATCATTGTGCATTTTGTGATTGGGGCGGAGTAAGTCGTAGTAAAATTACTAAATTAAAAGATGCCGCAGTAAAAGAAACTATAGAACACGTTTTAAGTTTTGATAAGGTAAAACGTTTAGAAATACTTGATGCAAACTATGGTATATTTCCTAGAGATGTAGATTTTGTACAGCATA